AGACCGGTGGCGGCCACGGCGCTGGTGGTGAACCAGGGCTACCGCATTGTGAGCCTCGGGAACACCAACTGGCAGACCGTGGGCGCGGGAGCGAGTGCCGCGATCGGCACCGTGTTCAGCTGCGAAGCAGTGGGCACCGGCACTGGCACCGCCCAGCGGGTGGACTGCCGACGGGTCACAGCGCAGGCGCTGGCGGCCCTGGCGGGGGTGGCTGCTGCGATCCTGGCGCACAGCCAGGCCGAGGACCCCCACCCCGGCTACACCACGGCGCAGGAGCTCTCCAACGCCCTGCAGGGCTACCTCACTGCCTCAGCAGCGGCGCAGGCCTACCAGCCGCTCGACCCGGATCTCACCGCCTTGGCCGCCGTGGCCGATCAGACCGCCTTCGGCCGGGCGTTCCTCGCGCTGGTGGATCAGGCCGCCGCGCGCGATTGCATCGGCCTGGGGCCTGACGACTCGGCCACCCTCACTGGCCTCACCCTGTCCGGGCTGGCAAACTTGCCGCACATTCACGGCAATCTGGCGGGCGGGCTCTATGCCCACGTCAAAAACCTCAGCGGTGGCGCACTGGCAGCCGGCACGCCCCTGCGCATCACGGGCACCGTGGGCGACACCACCACGCTCCAGGTGGTGGCCGCGAGCGCATCCTCGGCCGAGACGATGCCGGCCCTGTTCGTGCTGTCGGAAGCCCTGCCCAACAACAACGATGAGGGCCATGCAACCTTGCTCGGCGAGATCACTGGGTTGAACACCGCCGGCATGACACCAGGGGCGCCGCTGTTCGTTCCTTCTGGCGGAGGCGTGCTGACCGCCACCCGGCCCGCTGCCAACGCCCAGCAGATGGCGACGGTCGGCCGGGTGCACGCCACCACCGGCAGCGTGCACGTCCTGCCCTGGCCGGTGCTCGGGACTGCGGCGGCGGCGGCGATCGACGATTTTGCCACGGCGGCTCAGGGCCTCTTGGCCGGCTCTGCGGTTCAGCCGGGGGCTCTGGCGGTTTATGCCCTGTTGAGCGATTCGCGCTTCACTGATGCCAGGGAGTGGTCTGCCGCGACAGTGGAGCAGGCCGAGGCTGAGGCCCGAACGGCCACCACTCGCAGGGCGTGGACTGCAGAGCGAGTTGGCCAGGCCATCGCGGCATGGTGGACCGCAACCACCTCAACAGTGGGGCGGGCAGTGGCAACAGCAGCAGATCAGGCCGCAGCGCGAACAGCGATCGGCGCAGGCACATCTAACCTGGCCCTTGGAAGTGCCACCCCAGCCAACCTCGCGGGCACGGCATCAGCTGGCACGGCATCGGCGGCCTCGCGGGAGGATCACGTTCACGCCCGCAGCACCTACGCAGAGCTGGGTGCAATCGGCGACGGCATCGTGTTCGTGATTAGCAACCGTGGCGAAACCGCAACGCCAAGCACAAATTACGACGAATCTCTGCCATTATCGCTTCCGATAACGGTTGCAAAAATCACGTTTATTACGCATATTGATAACACCGGCAGCAGCACAACAACGCTAAGTGCATACAAGCGAACTGCGGCAGGAACAAAAACAGCCCTTCTATCCGCCAATGCAACATTGGCGTCTGGCGCTTCAGTCGCTATCGGGTCGCTATCCAGCACGGCTGGCGTCCTGTCGCTGGCCGACGGCGATAGGCTAGGGGTCGATCTGATCGGCCTTGGCACTGGTGCATCCGGCATCAAGTGCATCATCGAGTACACCCGCTCTGCTGTCTGACCATGACCACCCCCAACATCACCACCAACCCTGGCACTGGCGTGCGCTTCTACGCCGACCCCGGCCCTCTGGAGGGTCAGAGCGTAGATCTGTTCGTGCCACTGCGAGGCGAAACGGCCACCAACCTCGGCGGCACCCGCTGGCCCAACCTGTTCGGCCTGCCCTACGACGGCACCGACCTGAAGTTTTACCTAAAGACTGAGCCAAAGGTGCGCGAGTACGACCCACAGATCTTCTGCGAGGTGGCGAGCTGGGGCGCGGTGGACTACACCAACCCTGAGCCCGGCGGCCCGGCCGGAACATGGGAGGAGACGCTGGAGGTGCAGCTCCGCCCCGTGGAGGAGCTGTTGAATCAGGTGGAGGCCACAAGATTGCAGGCCAACGCTCGCTTATACCCGAGCAACGAAGACCCCATGCTGGGCGTGCTGCTGGCGGAGGCAATCCGCCGCGATACCGAAGGTACGGCGACCACTTTCATGCAGGAGCTGCTGACTCGACACCAGGCACTGGTAAACGCAGGCTTCGCAAACATGGAGCGAGCCGCTGAACTGCGACAGCAGATCCAGGCGGGCCAGCCGTTTGACCTGTCTGCCGGGTGGACCAATGAGCTTTCGTCGTGAGTGGAGACGCGGGCCTTATGCGGGGGGCAACAGGATGCTGATCGTTACGCGTCGGCGAGGCAGTTTGTTGCTTTACCCTGCCTATGTGCAGGACTACCTTGATCGAGTCACTGCCGCCGATGTTGCGGCCGGCAACACGCAGGGACTGGAGCGCGGTGTCACGGATGCGTTTGACGTCGCGCTCCAAGGCCTGGTGGCAGATGAAATTCTTGGCATCAGCGGCGGCGTCATCGCGCAAGCCGCCAGCAAATGCAAGGCTATGTCGTTCTTGTGCGGCGCTCGCACGTTGAGCGGGTGCCTGGTGCCAGTGGTTGGGCCGGCCCCAACAAACTTCAACTTCTTAAGCGCAAACTACAACCGAAAGACGGGATTATTTGCAACCGCTGGCGCAAATATGCACCTAGACAGCAACCGCAATAATAACGCTGATCCGCAAAATAACAAGCATGTAGCTGTATATACGTCAACAATCGTCGGCGGAGGCAGGTATCTTGGCACAGCATCCGGGTTAGGCGCCGTTGGGTCAACAACCCTAGCTAGTTTTGGTGGTGGGCAACTTTCGCCTTATATCAATGCATCAAGCTCATTCAGTGGGCCACAACTTTCTATTGGTTTCTATGGAGCCAGTCGAGCGACAAGCAGCACTGTTTCCTTTAGAAATAACGAAACGACCGCCAGTGGATCTTCACAAAGTCAAACTCCTGAAAACTCGTCAATTCTCTTGTTTAGGGGTGGCACAATTTATACAAGCTGCCGAATGTCCTTCTACTCCATCGGTGAATTCATTGATCTTGCACTGCCTGATGCTCGTGCCACTACGCTGATGACTACCCTTAGCGCCGCGATCCCGTGAACGACACGCCAGGCCCCACCTTCCTGCAGGCGTTACAGGCCGCCTTCAACGCCGATTAGAATCCCCCCATGACCCCCACGCCCCCCAACCAGCCAGCCGGGCAGAGCCAGGCGCAGCCGCCGACGCAGGATGGGCGGCTTACCAATGGTCTGAGGTGGACTGCGGCTGTCTCTGGTACGTTGTGCGTAATGATATTGGCAGGCCTTTACGGTGACTTTAAGGAAACGCGAGACAATCAGCTCAGACTCGGAATTATCGTAGATAATCTTTCACAAGTAGTTTCAAAGATTCAAAACGATGAAGACAAGCGGGATTCTAATTATCAAAGAGTGCTTGAGAGGCAGCAAATGCACCACCTTGCGATCCAGGAACTTCAACGGCGTAGTGGGCTGCGATGAACAACCACCTACCCACCATCCTCCTCCTGGCGGGCGTCGCTCTGTTCGCGGGCGCCACGATCCCCACCGTTCACTGGCTGCAGTGCACCTCGCATGCTGGTGGCCTGGCGTGCTCCGGAGCCGCGTCAACCGCCCGTGAGAGCTGGCTGGGCGTGGCCTCCGCCCTGCTGGGGCTGGCCTGGCAGGACCGCAGGGGGCAGCGATGAGCACGATCCACCTGCAGTTCAAGCAGGGCCTCGAAGCGCTGATTGCAGCGGCGCCAGGGATCGAGGCCTGCTACCTCAACCGCCCAGGGCCTGCCGGGGAAAACGAGCCGAAACCCGTGGTGATCATCCGGGAGGACGTCACCCGGGCGGACACGGACAATCAGCAGACGATGGCGCTGCTGATGCAGCTCAGGATCTCGCTCTACTTCAATGTGGTGGTGGGCGAAGAAAGCCTGGACGAACTGTCCGATCCGCACTGGATCACAATCAACAACATCATGCATGGCGGCGCTCGCGACCTGCCGGGGGTTCAGGCTGTGCAGCTCCTGGAGCACCAGCCGGAGGTTGAAGGTGATGCGGGAAGGCTCGATCTCGTTTATCTTGTAACACAGAGAACCCGTCAACTGGACCTGACCTTTGTCCCGCCGACATGACCCTCCCGTGAAGAGCCCACGAATGGAGACCCCGCCAGAGGACCACCCGCTGCCCACGACGTGGATCCCTGGCGGGTGGATCTGGAGCCCTGAGGCGGGCGAGTTCGTGCCCGCCTCTCCCCAGCCCGAGCCCATAGCGCTGCTGGGCCCAGCGGACACCACCACCACCGAGGAGATCACCAATGGCGAAGGCTGATGCCGTACTGCTCTACGTCCAGCCGGGGACCGTCTACGGAGAGGCGCGACCAACCCTGCTGGGCAGTCATGCGTTGAACGTGTTCAACGTGGAGATCAACCCACTCGAAGCTGACTCCGCCGAGCGGGAGCAGGCCGACTCCGAGGGCGGTCGGGTCACGAAGCCGCACGTTCACAACAAGCGGGCCAGTTTCTCATTCTCCACCTACCTGGTGGGCAGTGGTGTTGCGGGCACCGCGCCAGCCTGGGGCGCCTTGGCGCAGGCCTGTGGAGCGACCGTAACTACGGTTTCGGGAACATCCAACACTTACTCGCTGGTTTCACAGAATTCCGCGATAGGGTTCTGCCACCTCCTAGTGCAAATTGGCCCCGATAGGTTCTACTGCGATAACGCCAGGGGAACATGCGAAGAGACCTACGGGGGCGGGCTGCCCACCGCAAGGTGGACTTTCCAAGGCCTGGAAAGCACGCCCGTTACTGAAACGATTCTCGCCCCCGCCTACGCCAACACTGGCCTGGTTCGAGCCGTGGATGCGGTCAACACCCCAACCTTTGAGCTGGGCACGTCACTGGCGCCAGTTGCACGCGAGTTCTCCAGTTTCACCTATAACTGGGGCAACGAGCTGCAGCTCAGGAACAACGGTGGCGGTTCCCGTGAAGTGATGATCGTCACCGGCCTACCCACTGCCAGTGTGACAATCCGAGACACGGGCCTGTCGGATTACAACAACTTCAGCATTGCTGGAGATGAGACCGAACAGCGACTGCGGCTTGTTCACGGCCCGATCGGTTCCCGAATTTCGCGGGTAATCCCCCGCTGCACACTGGCGCCGGGTACCAGGGAGGCCGTGAGTAACGAGACCTACATGACTCACCCCCTCAACATCATGCACGACCCCAACGTGCGCAATTACTCCACCCTGATCTGCTCCTGATCCATGACATTCGATCTGTTAAGCAAAGCCGAAAGCTTCCATTGTGAAGTCCGGGGGCAATCACAGGGGACCCCTTTCTGCTTCCTTGCCGAATTTCGGGCCTACGAAACGGAGGCGGAAGTGGAAGCTGTCATGGAGCGAATCAACAGGATCCAGGAGGAAGGCGGCAGCACCAAGGAGCTGGCTGACAGCGTTCTGGCCATTGCAAAGGATCTCCTGATCCGCTGGGTCAATCATCCCGAGCAACCCCACCTGTGGATGCTCAGCGGGGGCGAACCCGTGGAGTGCACGCCTGAGCTGCTGGATGCCCTGCTGGGGCGTACCGGTGTGGCCTTCAGCGTGATGATGGCCTACCAAAAGCAGCGGTTCGAGGCGAAACCGGGAAACTCCGAGAGTTCGCGCGGGAATGGTTCCAAGGCCCCGCCCCGGCCGAGGAAGACCGCGCGGACATGAGGGCGGAGCGGCTCAGCATGGCGCAGGAGCTGGGCGGCGACGAAACCGCCGAGTCCCTGCGGCGACAGTTCGAGGTGCTCGATCGACTGACCCGGGGGCCCGACGGCGGCCCACCACGCCCCCCCTGGCGGGGCCCGGCCAGCCTCTGCCGCAACGCACGGGGCGAGCTGCTTATCCTGCCGGAGAACCTGCCGGCTGTGCTCGTCTGGCTGCAATGCGGGAACCAGTGGCATTGGGTCGGCATGGAGGGGGAGCCCGTAGCGCATGATGCCCGTGCGGCGCTCGAATACGCCCGCGCACTCCAGGAGGAGGATCCCGCGGTCCGCCCCTGGCGGGTGGCGGCAGATGTCCAGGTGATCGCCGCTGAGGTGCTCGGCCTGATGAAGCTCCAGCGCTCACGACGGAGGCCCGCCTAATGGCGAACGATCTCGATGCCCTGCTGAAGGTCCAGGCCCGGGTCACCGGCCAGCAGGACCTGAGGGAGGCTGATGCCCTGCTGAAACGCCTCGGCGTCAGCGCGGACAACTCAGCCGGCGGCATGAGGCGCATGGCCAGTGCCGGCAACGCCCTGCAGGGGGCCCTTGCCGCCATCGGCCTGGGAGCCGTCGTCGCGGGCCTCACCGCCTACGGACGGCAGGCGTTGACGGCTGGCGAGGATTCCCAGCTGCTGGCTCTGCGCGTCAAGGCGCTGGCGGAACCGCTCGGCGAGGTGGCGCGGCTGCAGGCGTTCACGGCGCGGGCGGCGGAGCAGTTCACCATCGGCCAGAACGACGCCGGCCAAGCTGTTACGGACTTGTATGGCCGCCTCCGCCCGATGGGGGTCAGCCTGGATCAGATCGAGACGACCTTCATCGGCGTGTCAAAGGCGGCCCGGCTGTCGGGCTTGGGTGCATTCGACGCCAAGGAAGCGTTCCGCCAGCTGGGCCAGGCCATGGGCAGCGGGCGCCTCCAGGGCGATGAGCTCAGATCACTCATGGAGAGGATGCCTGCGATCGGCCAAGCGATCGTGGAAGTCTTCAACGACATCAGCCGCAGCCGTGGCCTTCAGCAGATCACCCGTCAGCGGGCGGACGAGCTGGTGGCGGAGGTGAAGGCTGGCGAGAAGCGGCAGACCGAGGAACTGCAGGAGGGGATCAGGGACCGGCAGCGGGCGATGCAGCGAGACACGGATGACCAACTCCGACTGATCGCCAGGCGTTACGACGCGCTGCGCACCGCGATGAACCAAGCGGAGGAGGATGGCGACACCAAGCGCGACCGGGCAACACGGGACAGGCTGGATGTCGAAAAGAAAGCTATAGACGAGCGATATGAGATTGAGCGCGATGGAATAGAAGAGCGCGTCAAGTTACGACTCAAGGAGGTATCGGGAGACACCAGCTTAAGCGATGCGCAAAGAGAAGCGGTAGAGAAAAGAATATCGGATGAAAGGGACGCAATTCTTGATGGGATTCAGGAGCGCCAGAGTGAGGAGCTGAAGAAACTCTCTCGCGGCTACGAAGATCAGGCCAACCAATCCAGGCGGGCCAGGGAAGCGGATCGCAAGGAGAAGGAAATCGCCCTGCAGGACCAACAGCGTGCCGAGGAGGATCAGTTGCGCGAATCCCTGCGTCGTCGGCAGGAGGATCTTCAGTCTGCAATGAACAAGGAGCTGGAGACACAGAAAGAGGCGAACAAGAAGGCCATTGTTGACATTCTACTCAGGTCAAAGGTAACAGTTGGCGACATCAAGAAGATGGGTGCCGAGGGGCTGATAACGACTGACATCATGCTCAAGGCGATGGATAAGCTCGCTCAGAAATCCATCCCGCCACCCACAGCGCTGATGGAGTTTAACAAGGCGATGAAAGACCTTACGAAGGTGATAGGTGATGATCTGCTGCCTACGCTGACGCCTGCGATTCAGGGTATAACGTCGCTGATTGAGTCATTCATTGCCGCTCCTGACTGGGCGAAGCAACTCACGGTTGGCCTCGGCTTGTTGGTTGCTGCATTAGGCTCTCTTGCCCTGCTTGTTGCATCTGCAAAATTCATTGGAGTCAGTCTTGGAATTGTCAAGCTGATTAAGCACTTCAAGGATTTGTCGAGTGCTTCACGGCTGGCCCGTGACGCAACAAAAACCATAGGGGAAGCGCTTGTCCCTACGGCAACCATTAGCAAGCCCGTCACACCGCAACAGCTCGGACTAGATCTAAGTAAAAAATTCCAAGGCTACCAACTACCGCTAGAGCTCGATCTTGTCACGCCAAAAATTCCGCCAATCAAGGCGGACCTTGTTCCAGAGGTGCCACCTAGCGCTATGTCCAGGCTGATGAGCAGCCTTGGCGGCATCGGGCGAGCACTGGGCGGGCTGATCGCTGACGTGGCACTGTTCGGCGTCAGGCTGCTGGGCCTGATCCCCGGCGCGGATCGCCTCGGCGCGGCGTTCGCGAGCCTGAGGATTGGCGCCACGATCGCGGGCTGGCTGGGCGCCTTGGGTCCATTCGCCGGCCAGGCAATCGCGGCCATGGCGCCGTTCCTCGCCTGGATCACCGGCACCCTGCTCCCAACCCTGGTGGGCGTGTTCTCCGGCCCCGTGGGCTGGATTGCCCTCGGTCTGGCCGCGCTGGTGGTGGGGATGGTCTACTTCCGTGAGCCAATCATGGACTTCCTGTCGTGGGCGCTGGAGGAGATCGCGACATTCTGGGAAAACGTGTGGAACTTCATCTACGAAATGCAGCTTGAGCCCTGGGTTGATCTGTGGAATAGCGACCTCCTGAAACCCATAAGAGATGCCGCTAAGTCCTGGCTGAATAGCATAGTTAAATTCTTCGGTGGCATTCTTGAGTTCATCGATAAGAATTGGCTGAAGCAGTGGGGGGCCTACTGGGAGAGCTTTGCCAATGATCCCTTTGCATTCATCGAAAAGGTAGAGAAACGCTTCGGCGATCTGTGGTCCAGCGTTGTAGAAACCTGGAAGCGAATCCCTGGCATCCTGCAGAACGTGTGGGATTCTGTTCTCAACGGCATGGGCAGGACATGGCGCTGGATGGTTGGCGGCGCTGTTGACGCGTTGAATGGAATCATCAGGCTGTGGAATAGCGTTTCCCAGAATGTGAACAGAATGCCAACACCTATCAAGCTGCCAGTAATTCCTGAGATCATGACGGGCCAGATCCCTGGCTTCGCCCGTGGCGGCTGGGTGTCGCGGCCCACGATCGCCCAGCTCGGCGAGGGCGGCGATCCCGGCGGGGAGTACGCAATCCCAGCCGGCCGGATGGACGCCGCCATGGCCGCGTGGATGCAGGGCGTCCGAGGCCCCGCCCTGGTGCAGGCCTGGCAATCCTCCCCCTCTCCTGCAGGGGCTCCAGCGGCTGCCCCCCTGTCTGGCAGCTACGGCGCCGCGCCGCAGGTCACCCTCCAGGTGCAGCAGACTGGGCCGGTGATGCAGATGGCAGACGGCTCCCAGTGGATCCGCCGCGATGAGGCGATGGCCCTGTTGCAGTCCAACACCCGCGCCACCCTGGCAGCCGTTGATCAGATGAACCGCTCCGCGGTCAACCGCAACCGGTACAAACCCCGATGACCAGCCCCAACCGCATCAGCGCCGCATTCCTGGACATCCGCACCCCTGGCGGGGTGATCATGCGCCGCTGGCAATCCCGCTGGCTTCACGCCGCTGTCACCTGGGAGGGCGCCGAGTGGGGCTATGCCCCGTTTGAGTGGTCGGGCGTCTCCTCCGGAGGCCTGATCGACGCCGCGACTGCTGCCCTGTCGTTCCCCCTGCTGCTCAGCCTTGAGCAGGATCTGCGCACCGCATCCGACGGCTACTGGATTGGGCGGCTGCGGGTCTACCACTATCCCGAGCCGGACGATGGCCCCCAGCCCCCTGCCGGCATGGTGCTCGTCGGTGGCCCGTTCCGCGGGCGTGTCGTGCTAGCTGGCGTCAGCGATTCGCGCCTGGAGGTGACGCTGGATGCGGGCCTGATCGCCGCGGGCGGCAGCCGGTTCCCTCCCCGCCAGACGACGACCGCCCTGATCGGTACGCCCTGTGAGCTGGGGGGTGGCCGCTGATGCCAGGGAGCTCCATATACCGGTGGCCGATGGTGCCATCGAGCCCCAAGGGGGACGACAGCCGGCAACCGGCAGCGCTCTACAACTACAGAATCCCGGGCTTCGAGTTTGAGGGGGTGATCACCCCTCCGGATGAACTGTTTGCGCCCTGGGGGGGGCTTCAGGGCTGGATCAACCACCAGCTGGGCCAGCTCCAGATCAACAGCGCTGCAGCGGTTGCGGCGATGACCGCGCAGGACCGCACCGCCACCTCTGACGTGGACCTGCTCGCCCCCATCCAGGCGATGGCCCTGGGTGCTGCTGTGCCCGTGGTGTTCGCCCGGCGCCGCACCGCTGGTACCGGCGGGGTGATGGTGCAGCCACGAGCGACGGAATGCCAGTTCAGCAACACCACGAACACGATCACTGTCAGCTACCACTGCGTGCTGGGTGATGGCCAGATGGGATCGGTTCAGGTGCGCGATGTGCGCAATGGCCTCGCCCGTCAAGGATCGTTCAGCCAGAACTACAACACCCGAGCGGGCACCTGGACACCCGGCAACCGGGCGGGGATTTTCTATGCTATTGGGGAGGAACTGCAGACGTTTCCATTCATCTGTGGCGGGGGCGGAAACTATAAAGGCCTCTCGACTATTGAGTTTTCCAACAGTTACCCGGTCGATTCTCAGAACTGGAAACAGGCATGGAACATCTTCATCAGATCCGGCCTGATCATTGAACGCGGCCGGCTGATTGATTCAGTCGCTGGGCCGTCCGACAACATCTGCGACCTCCTGATCTGGGCGCTCACGAAATCGGGCCGACTGACGGAAGCAGAGATTGATATGGATGCAATGCTGAAGGCGGCGCAATTCATCGAAGCGAACCAGCTCTATTGTAATGCTGAGTTTGTTGAGATAACGGATCTGCCGGACTTCATCACGAACATTCTCCCTTCGTTCCTCCTGCGTGATGTAACGATTGGCGGAAAGTTTGCGGTTATCCCCCTGCTACCGACCAACGAGGACGGAACCCTCCTGACCGGGGAAGTGACGATCGACTGGGACCTGACTGAGGAGGTGATCATCCCTGGCGGCTACAGCGAGCAGCAGGGCGAGGCGGCCACCCGGGGGGCGCTGGAGGTGATCGCCACCTGGCGCCAGCAGACCAGCGACATCCACCCCCCGCTCAACCGCACGCTCACCGTGGGCCAGGCGGGCGACGACAGCCCGGCGGTGGAGACCATGAGCATGAGGGGCTACTGCACCTCCGTGCGGCACGCGGCAATGGCGGCCGGCTACCGGCATGCGGTCCGCACGCTGGCGGGCGGCACGGCGACGGTGCGGCTGGCCCATGGCGATCACTCCGGCTATCTCCGGGCGGGCCAGATCATCCGCACAACCCTGCAGGTCGCGACCGAGTGGGAGCCGTCGGGGTTTCTGTCGTTCACCTGGCAGCTTGATTCGGCGGCGCTGGCCTCCGACGGATCCGAGACGCTGCAGCTGCGTGCGTTCCCCCTGTTGGCGGACGGCTCCGGCCTGCTCGCCCAGCGGGTGATCGCAGCCAGGGATGGCGCCCAGGATGTAGACCTGCCCTATCCGGCTACCGGGGGGCGGGACGAGCCAGGGCGAGCCGCGGATACCAGCTCGCCGGCGTCCAGCACATCTGGCGTGCCGTTCACCGATGGGGGCGGAATCCCTCCTGTTGGGAGGCCCGGCAACGTGGACCGGGTGGATATGCCCCCTGCGGGGCCACCAATCAGGAATGACACGGTGGCGCCGGGAATCGGTGCGCCCGTGTCGCGAGGTGGTGGGGCGCCGAGCACGGGGGATAGGACGCCGCGCGAGCGGCAGCGAGGAAACCAGCCTTACCTCTACATTCCAAACAATAAAATAACTGGACAAGCTGGACCATGGGAATGCAGATACGGCGCCGCGATTATCAGAACACGGGTTAAGGGGCTAGAGATTGGCGGCGGCGGTTACTACCTTGGCCCAATAAATAGGGTCGAGGAAACTAAAACACCCCTACAAGCATTCAAAATCGATGAAGGATATAGCGGCTATTGGAATGCGTTCTTCACACACTATCGCGTGTTTTGCACTGATCTTAATGGCGCTGAAACTTCGTATGTTGTCTCAAGCTCGGCGGATACAATTTATGGTGCCGATGGACTGTTTCTAATGGAACCAATTGACTGGCGCTGTAAGTTGCAGGACGACACGCCAGGGCCGCTCAGGACACCGGCCGATGAGATCATTTACACCGTGGGAGGGGGCTGGAGTTACCCATGATCCCCTTCCCCGCCCTTCGCCCCAAGGCCAACGACATAGACCACGGCGACTATCCGGCCTCCGTGCTGCAAACAATGAGCGGCCGGACCGCTATTCTGCAGCACTCAACAACAGAGACCGGGATCAGATTCCCCGCGCAATTCGTAGGGCTAACACAGGCGGAAGTGCTCGACGTTTTTGATCACTTCGAGTCGGTTGGCAACGTGATCGGCTTCACGTTCGATCCCGTCACCCTGCCGGCGACTGAAACCCCCTCCGGATACCGCTGGCGCTATGCACGCGAGCCGGTCAGTGTTCAGGACCTTGATTCTGAGTTTTTCTCGGTCTCCTGCCAGTTCATCGCGGATCTCTACCCTGACTTCGCGCTGGATGGCGGCTGGGCGACGCTGTTCATCCGGGGCGACGAAGAAACGGTCAGCATCCCCCGCACGGTGGCGCCCAGCGCTCCCACGATCACCCTGGCGGGCCTGACGGCTGGCGTCACCTCTGACGGGTTCGTGGAGGTGTCGGGTCTGCGCGTGGGCAGCACCTGGCAGTTTTCTACGGATGGTGGCAGCTCCTGGTCTGCCGGAACCTCGCCGGGCTTCACCCTGCCCGAGGGCACCTATGCGGCCGGGTCCGTCCGGGTGCGGCAGACCGATCCCGACGGGCTCACCTCCACCGCCGCGCAGAATGCCTCCGCCATCACCGTGGCACCGCCCAGCTCGGTCGTGGTGGCGTTCACCGCAGCAGCTGGGGCGAGCACCACGGGCACCGTTACCCTCCCCCTGCTGGGCCGGCTCGTGCGGTTCTCCATGAACCACCCCGGATGGTTCACGCTCTACGCATCCGTTGCCGCTCGATCGGCCGACAGCAGCAGGCCGGCCACGGTGATGCCCGCCAGGGGGGTGGGCGTCTGCGCCGATCCTCGCTTCGACGCTGGTGGGGTGATCAATTTGAACCCGTTTGCGGACATCAGGAACGAAGAATCGCCAGCGACAACTGCCTACCCGTGGAAACACCTCAACGAAGACACGGTAACCCGCGACTTTGTGATAATCTTAACCATTATCACCCCGTAAAATGGCAGTTACCACAGCTCCCTATAGCGTCGCGGCAAACTACACCCCAGCGCAGTTTGCGACACAGATCAGGTCGATGTTTATCGATGCGGGGCTGATGACTGATTGGTTTGCAAGCTTCGCCAATGGCGGGGTGGAGAACAGGGTACTAGAAATAACTTACGACGGCTCGAAAACATACGGAAAAACTTACTACTGGTTCCAGTTTCTCGGCGCGGATATGTTCGTGCATATCTCCACCGGCTGGAATACATCGACGAACATTCCGCAGGGCGTCGGCGGCGCTGTTGGCCTGCAGTATCTGGACTGGCTGAGCACGACCACAAGCGCAACGACCAACCACATGCGGGTGACCGCAAGCGGGGCGGCGGGCTTCAATTCCTCGCAGTCGATCAGTATTCAGCGGATCACCAGCAACGTGAGGACCAATTTCTCCGTCTTCCTGCTGGTGAACGGCTCGACTGCTCTGCATTTCGTTATCGACAAGACGGCGCCTATTGCGTCGCTGGCGGATCTTGACAAGGTTTGCTATACCTCAATGATGTGGTGCAAGTTATCAACTCCCAATAGGGTTGGGGAGGCGAGTTTCCAGTTGTTCCCCCCCCGGCTCCGGCGATCTCATCTTGGGCAAGCGCTTCGTGGTGATGCCAACGCCTTCAGGTATGGAGTGTCAAACACTGCGGTCTCGCCGTGGGATCTCCCGACTGGGGCTTTTAGACAGCTAGGTAATATAGTTTACGGCGCCATCGGAAATTCAAGCAATAACAGCGGCAACGATGGATTTTCGACCCAGGTATTCACGCTCCCGATTGCGTTCACAAATACAAACCCCGCCTACCCGGCTGACGAAAGGCCGGTGCTTGAGAACTACCTGCTCAACCTGTACTCAGCAGCAACACTCCCGGAAGACTTTGCAATCATTGCGATTTACAATAACAACACAGTCGCGCTAGGCTCAACCCTTCAAATAACACCAGGCGTTGAGGAGTACATCGTCATCGCGGTAGCCAATGCCTCCACCTCCGTGCCCCTCGGCGAGGCCCCAACCATGGTGTTCGGGGGGCGCGTCATCTGATGGGCAAATCCCTCAACCTTCCCACGCTCGCCCTCACGCGGGGCGGCGTCAACCTTTCCCCCTCCTTGGTAGGGCCGCCGTTCAGCGGCGTCAGCGTGGGTGGCACCTCCGGTGCGACGCGGAGCCTGGCACTACCGACGCTGGCGCTCACCCGGGGCGGAGCCAATCTGAACCCGTCGTTCCTCTCGCTGCTTGAGATCGTCATCGGCGGCACCAACTGCCCGCCAGGGCGGCGCTATCCGCTCTACGGTCAGCGTGGGCCTGACGCCTGGGAGCTCGACGTATGACCATCCTGATCCCTGACAGCCTGCCCGCTGATCTCTGGCGGTGCCGGCTCGATCTGACGGCGGCTTACCGGGTGTTGCTGCTGACCTCCGCCTACACCTGGCTCCCTGAGCACAACCGCCGCAACGACCTCACCGGGGAGCACGCGGCGACGGGTGGCTATCCCACGGGAGGGGTCGCTATCACGCTCTCCGACAGTATCGACACCAACACCCATCAGCATCTGCTGGTGAGTTCCGCCGTGTCGATCGGGACCGGGCCGATCGTTGCCAGGTGGGCCGCCGTGGTCCGCTGGAGGGGTGGCGCGGCCTCGGATGATGACCTGGTGTTCGTGAAGGATTTCGGTGCAATGCTCACGGCCGACGGTGCGTACGTTATCCCCCCCATGACAATTCGCACATTCAAATAATGGCCACATTCCCCAGTATCTTCACCCAGCCACCCGAGCGTCAGTATCAACTGCCGACGGGAAGCTCATCAGAGACCGTTCTACTTACTGGTGTGAAGGTTATCTACAAGCGTGGAAGTCTGGTCAGCAATGCGCCATTTTCGTTTTTGTTCACGAATCTAACTCTCACCCGTGCACAGCTGATCAGCACGCACTACAGAGGAGAGAAAAAAAGAGGTTTTCAAATTCCCGTAGACCTATGGGCTAATCACGCCAGCCTATATGATGTAGTTCCTGCAATGCAGGAATACAGATACAACTCCCCGCCAAGTAGGCGACAGAACGCGGCGGGACTTTATGACGTTACAGTGGAACTTGTTACGATGTTCTAGGCAATGGCGGAAGATCTGGCCTCAGTGCGTGATGCGGTAGAGCACGCGGTGAAGGTGGGCCGGCTGGAGCCCCATCAGCTCGCGGCGCTCTCGAAGCATGACGAGGGCCTCACGCTGGCCCAGCGGCAGGAGTTCACCGAGGGCTGGCGGGCCAAGGGATCCCCTGCGGAGCCGGCGCACGCCAACCCGCTCAGGGTGCCCTATTACAGCCAGCGAGACAGTGGCACGCGGCACGCCAACAGGATGTGTTTCAGCAGCGCTTGCGCGATGATGCTGGAGGGAATGAAGCCTGGCACCCTGCCAGGCCCCAACGGCGATGATGCCTACCTGGGCCGAGTGTTCCGCTATGGCGACACCATCAACTCCGAGAGCCAGGCAAAAGCGCTTGCCTCCTACGGCGTCACCGCAATACTGAAGAAAAATTGCACAGTTGACGATATCAAGGCACAGATTGACCGGGGCATCTCCGCGCCTTTAGGGTGCATTCATAAGGGTAACCTTCAGAACCTATATGGCGATGGTCACTGGATTAACGCTATTGGATATGACAAGACCGGGTTTATAGTGCACGATCCGTTTGGGGAGATGGATGTGATCAATGGCGGTTATATCAACGGCAACGGCAAAGCTCTTCGTTATTCATTCAAGAATTTTTGCCGCCGCTGGGAGGTTGTGCAAGCTGGCAGCAGTTACCGCTATGCACCGGGCAATGGCTGGGCGATGATTGCCCAGCCTGTTGCCTAATCCCTGCGGCACCTGTCGGCGCGGGCAGGGCAACGGCGCCGGCGGTACTCCGCCCAGGCTTCCTCGTCAGCCACCAGCTGAGCCAGGGCCTCGGCCTTGGTCTTTGCCACCACGCACTGCCCCCGCGAGCACAGGCGCCAGCAGCAGCCACCCGGGCCGTCAACTGCTGACCACTCCAGATTGTCGGTCACAGGGCCTCGATCCAGCGGAGCTGGAAGACCGCTTCGATCCCCTTCCTGCCGGGGCGGTGGTGGCCCATGGCCTGGACTCGCTGCCCAGGCTGAAGGAGCTGGCAGATGTCAGCTATGCCCTTGCCCGTGCCAGTGCAGGGCACTCCGCCGCCGTTGGGTGTGCAAATGGCCAGGAAGACCACGAATCCGTTTTTGACTGACTCAAGCGGTGTGATCACGATGTTTGAGGCCTGTCCTTCCAGCGTGACCAGTCCTGGTGGGGCTTTCTTGGGGTGTTTCATGGGTGGGTATCAGATGAGCATGGGCGGCGGCGGTTTGATCCACCGCTGACGCGATTGGTCAGGGTGTGGCGGAGCTGTGCGCCTAAGGCAGGTTTTTGCAGTCTTCGCGCCATTCCATAAAGCCCTCGCCATTTTCTTCATAGCCATCGCCACGGCAACGCTCGACAACGTAGGGGAGGGATGGGGTGGTCATTTTTGTTGTTTCAGCCTCCTGATAGAACTCAACAAAATACGCTGCTCGCCTTGCCAGAAGTAATCGTCCAACACTTCTGCATCTTTTTCCACTTTAACCGATTTGCCATCAAAATACAGCAAACCCCAGCAAGGCGGTATTTCATTGGCAACGAGTAATCCAGTGGGACAGATGTAATACCTTAGCCGCCCCATTCCTGTTTCCGCATGAGTTCGGAAGGGCTTGTTCTGATCTTTGTGAAAATCTGCTCTACTGGTCTTTGCCTCCACAAGCAGAGAGCCATGAGCATGAAAGCCAATCACGTCTGGAATTTCAATCATGCAACTACACACTAATTCAGTGACAACATGAGAGCAGCCAGGGTGGCCAACGGGTGAGCAGCTTTGATATGGCTTTTTCAGCCATTTGGCGGCAGCCTGCACAAGGTTAGCGTGGGACGGGAAAATCATCAGATTGGGTGTTGAGTTGGTGTGAGATTGAATTGAGCGGATGTCAGATGATCATTGGCGGCGGCTGGCTGGCTTGGCGCTTTGGCGGGGGAGTCCAGCCCCACATCGTCAGCCATTCACGGAGGGCGGCTCCGGAGCCGCCATAGGCAGGGATCGGGGCCAGTGCTTCGAGCACCTGATCACCGTTCCCGGCGATGCAGGAGGCGCCTGAGCCCGCAGATCCCCGCCAGCAGACGAACTCGCCGGATGGCAGCCGTTCTACTCCGATCCCTTCGCACATGAACCGGGTAGGCCTTCCCTCTGGCGGGGCGGCCAGCGCCAGCAGGCGCAGGGCATTGCTGAGCTCGGGTGACCAGCAGACTTCGCGGGCGAACTGGCGCCAGTTGGGGGTGTCGGTGGTCATGGCTACAGCATCCACCAGCGGCGGGGTGCGGAGGGGGGTGGCTCGCTGCTGGAAACCAGCCGCCCGCCATGGGGCTGGGGCTTGGCTGGCGCAATGCCGTCATCCTTGCGGAACCGCTGTTCATCCGGCCCCCGGAACCGGTCATCCTTTCCCCAGCCATTGCGCTGATACTCCATCAGGAACAGCAGGCTGGCTCCGGCGTGCGCCAGGTGGCTCTTGCCGCTCTCGGGATCGCGATCCTCGCCGCGCCACCACGCCCACACGTGGCGCAGCAGTGCGGCGAAATACCGCCCCCAGCGTGCCCCACTGGCCCAGTTATATGCGCCGTATTTGTTTGCACCAAAGGCTAACACTTCTGCGATTTCCTCCATTGCCGCCGGCGGCAACAAATCAAGGGGGGGTTTGCTGGCTGACTCGGAACTCTTTCGAGCTTCACCCGTGGGTTCGTCAAAGGTGGTCATGGTTGGGGTGGTGTTGGTGGTGGTGATTCAATGCGGCTTTCTTGCGCTAGATAATCCTTCATTAACTGTGACATGTTTCGAGTGTCAACAATCATCCCCTCGCGAAGGGCAGGATTGTAATCCTCTTCACGGCACCGACGGCACAAAACCTGTGACGGGTTGGCACGCTTTAGGACACCGGCGCTATGCGCGGCTAGTGCCAGGATATATCGCGCCTTTCCTGCGCTCCTGGCAAGCGTGACAGCCCTTCCAAAGTGATTGTCCCAGCCATGCAGCCAGACCGTGTAGGCGCGAAGGAGGGGCGGGCTGGTGGGATTGGGGATCATGGCTTAGGTGGGGGTGGAGGTGTTGGCCTGTTGTTGGGCGGCGAGGGGCTGATGGAGTACCGATGGCGGAAGTCGTCATAGAAGCGTTGCCGCCGACGGGTCAGCAGCCAGCCGGCCAACATGCCCAGGTTGAAGGCCAGGAAAAGCATGTCGAGACCGTTCATGGTTGCCCCTCCCCCGCCGCCGTGCCACTCGTCCCCAGCGCATCCGCTCGGTCGAGAGGGACCACCACCGCCCACCACATCCGGGCAGACTCGGCTTCCCAGCACTCCTGGCAGATGGTGCCGCCGTTGCCGTCGGGCCATTCCTCGGCGGGGTCTGGGATGGCGCTGGAGCAGGTGTTGCAGGTGGTCATGGTTGCCCCTCCCCCGCCATTTCCTTGGCGCCAGGCGTCGGCTTTATTGCAACGTTGGGCGGATACTTTGATAGCAAATCTGCAGATAGGGCTGGTAAGTAGACCGCAATCTGCCGTGCATATTCTCGCACGGCCACACGGCACGCCTCAATCTGCCGGGGATCTTTTCCGCCATCATCGAGACGCAAAACAAAATACTCGGCATTCGGGTCTGATGGTGTTTTATCGGCTTTTAATACGATGTACTTGCGCAATAATCCATCGCTTGACCTGTCGCACTGGATTTCCGTGGCGCCAGGCGAATCGCTGCCCGGCAGGGGGAATGCCCACCATGGAGCCCATGCCAGAGCCTCAGCGGAGAGCCATTCCCGGCGCATCATTCGCCAGCAGCCGCTGTAGGGGATCGGGTCACGCTGCACCCATCCCCAACACCATCGCCCTAAGCCAGTGCGAGGGTTGGGGCAGCAGTCCTCAGGCCCCGGCAGCCGCTCAGAGACCGGGATGGGCTGGAAGGTGGGGCGGCCGTAGCGGGTAAGCACGGTGCGGGCAAAGGCACGGTGATCAAACGTCTCTTGCCGTTCAAGCACTTCCCGGCATCCTAGGCCTGGCTCGTACTCAACAACGCTGTCCAGTTTCCAGTGTTTTCGCTCTAAAGCGTCTAGGCCCGCATCTGTCGGCTCCACCCCTTCCTGTTGTGGCTGAAGCGCAGTGCAACCATGACGGGCCAGGGCAAACTGAGTCCATTCGATGACGGCGTTAAACGGCTCGGACTCGGACCCATAGCGATCTTTCCACCAGTCCCGGAAGCTGGCTTCAATCTCGTCGGGTGTCAGGTTTGGAAAGGTCATACCCATTTCGGTGTGTGGTTGTCGATAATGTATAAAACTTCGTTTACTTCTAGCCCATCGTTGAGATTAAGAATCTCATCCCGCAACGCGGTAAAGCATTCTTGTGCCTGTACTTCTTTGGGCGTTAGCTGGTCCACCTCAGCCGGCTGCGCCGTGGCGGCTTTTTCCAAAGCTTCAACTCTTTCGAGCAGATCCTGCAAAAGCTCATCGTGAAGAACTGGTAGGCCGATTTCGAGTCTTTTTTTTAGTCCTCCCCAAAGCAGGGAAAGAGCGAGGGAGTCAAGGCTGCTCATTGGAATCCTTTGGTTGTGGTTGTGTGGTCTTTTCTGTGGCGGCCGGTTGTGGGCTGGCGGGCGCCACCTGTCCCCACAGCTCCAGTGCGCGGGTGATCAACCTGGCTCCGTCGCCCTCGGGAAGCACGATGCCAAGCATCTCATCGGCCAGGTCGCTCATGTTCTCCTGTGTTGGGAGCAGCGCAGGCCTGGACGGCGCCACCCCGGACAGGCGGTTCAGATGCTCGATTGAGCTGAGGCCACCGCTGAAGTCCGGGTCGTGGAGGGCGGCCAGGTCAACCGGGAAGGGTTCTGGCAAGGGGAGGTTGGTGGGATCAATGTTGCTCATTGGAATCCTTCGGTGATGGTTGTGTAGTCTTTTCTGCGATCTTGTTTAGCTTGCCCTTGATCTTGCCCTGATCATCTACCGGCAAAGGTTGCAGGTCTTCGAGAATGTTGTCGTCGATGGCTGATGCCACAGCTTCAGCAGCATCCAGTAGGAGCAGTAGAGATCGAACAGGGCGATTGTTGCGATCGCGGTTTAGCGGCAGTCGAGAATACAGATACGCCAAATCAACCAGTAACGCGCAGGCATCTGCACTCATCTCTCCACCTCCTGGCGGGTGGCCATGATCCAACCGATGGGGGCGCCCAGTGCGACGCCCAGCAGGGTTCCGAGCGACAGGAACCACACGCAGAGAATCTCCGTGGTGCTCATCGCTGCCCCCTGCGCAGGGAGGGGGAGCGCTCCTCGGCGGTGGGCACTTCGCGGCTGTAGTCGTCGGCGAGGTCGTCGGCGAGGCTAGGGAGGAAAGGTGTGCTGGGCTCCAGCTCCATATCGAAAAAGCCCCAGCTGCGCAGCTCCACCTGCGTCAGGTAGGGCGTGCCAGGCTCCAGCGGCTCCACCTCCGGCCTGGTGGGCGGCCTCCACCCCAGCCCCGCCAGGATGAGGCTGATTCCGGGGACGAGCAGGTGTGTTGCAATGGCGGCGATGGCGTCACTGATCACAAGGATGGTTGCGATGACCAACTCTTCTGTCGGGTTGATTGTTTTCATGTGGGTGCGGGTGAGCGAGAGAACCCTAGAATGCACTAGGGGAGGGATCTGTAGTGCTGTCGCCATCTGTAACATTGGCGGCGAGCATTTCGCTGACAAGGGTTTGCAACAGAGGATCGCGGTATTCGCTGGGGGTGTTACGCCAGGCGTCAGAGTCGCGGATGTGCCTGATGACGATTACAAGATGCGCCCGCGCAATCAGCACATCTTCAGCGCTGTATGCCTTGGGTGGCTGGGCGCCCAGTGCGGCATCCGAGTAGTCCAACATCCGCTGCCAGAGTGGTTTCGTCATCGCGGCACCGCCCGGACCGTGGTGACCATGCCTTGCCGCCCCATGGCAGCCAGGACCGTGCGCCGCTCGTTGGCCACCTCCAGGGTGGGGGTCACCCAAGCGTCCTGAATCGAGCCGGACAGGGTGAGGCCTGGGAGCCATGTCACCTCTCCCAGGTGGTGAGGCAGCTTAGCGAGGCGGGCCTTGCTCACCTTGGCGGGGCGTGCGACCCACTGGCGGCCCCGGACGAGGCCGTAGAGAGGGGCGCTCAAAATGGCACCTCCTCATTGCTGGGCTCTCCACCGCCGAAGCTCTCCGCGTCGCGCTTGCTGCCCAACAGCTCCAGGCGGTCCACGTGGACCACGGGCTTGCTGCGCTCCTCGCCGGTGGTGCGATCGGTCCAGTGATCCAGCTCGAACCTGCCGATGATGCCCAGCTGCGATCCCTTGCGCACGTAATCGGCTGCAACCTGGGCCTGTTTGCCCCAGATCTCAAGGTTGAACCAATCGGGCTTCTCATCGCGGCCGATGCGGTTCACGGCGAGGCTCAGGCTGGCCACCACGCTGCCAGATTCGAAGTAGCGCACCTCGGGATCCCGCCCAGCGCGGCCCACCAGGGCGATGTGGTTGACGCCTGGCATGTCGATCGGTTGAACCTGGCTGAGGCCGCTGATGCGCAGCATGGGCGCCAAGTCCCGCTCCACATGCATGGAGCCCTCCAGGATCAGGTACTCGTCAGGCTCTATCTTCGCGAGGATGTCGGCCATTGATTCAGCCTTTTGGCCGACCCAGGCGATGATCTGGGTTGGCCTGTCCGCTTCGTTGTACGGGGCGATCTCAAAGTCGCGGACTATGCGGGATCCGTCCTGCATGTTGCCGCCAATGATGGCCTTGGCCAGGACCGTGATGGTGTTCATGTGTTTCTGGTTGGGTGAATAGTTGGCGGGTGTCAGAGGAGGCTGGTGTCAACGCTGACGGCTGGGTGGAAGGTGCCACTCAACAGCTCGGCAGCCACCTGGGGTCCTGTCTTGCCTCTGAGGCACGCCAGCAGCACCAGCCGGTACCGCGCCCTGATGGCCCCAGGATCCTCCAGTGCCTGGCTCCTGGCGGGGGGCTGGTAGACGCTCCGCCGCTGGAGGATGGCGCTGTGGTCTCGGTAGTCGCCCTCTGCGGGGACACCCTGCCGCAAGGGCTCCTCCTGTTCGGGCCCGGTTTCTGGCTGGCAATCCAGGACTGCCTGTTCCTGTTGTTCGGCGGCGAGGCGTGCTTCCTCCTGTTCGGCGGCGAGGCGTGCGGCGGCGCGTCGTTCCCCCTCCAGGCGCAGGGCCTCGGCAGCCTCCTCCGCTTCGCGGCGGGCCTTCTCCTGGCGGAGTTCTTCCAGCTCAGCCGCGTCGGCTTCTTGTTTCAGCAGCTGGGCATAGAGCTCCTGCAGCCGCTCGCTCTGCTCGGCGGCCCGGTTGGCGCCAGCGGTCGCGAACTCCTCCAGGGTGCTGGTGTCCACCTCCTGGAGGGCCTCCAGCCGTGCCAGGGCTTCGGCGGATGTCGTGATGCCAGCGGTGAGCCCGTCGATGTAGGCCAGAACGGAGCGGTGATCGGCGACACGCCTGGCCTCCCTTGCCTCAATCTCCTCAATCGCGTCTTTGTGTGGCTGGATTAGCGCGGCAACGGAACTTTTGAGGTCTTTGGCGGTCCTATCCACCTTTCGACCGCCTTCCACATAAAACCTCTTAGCGTCTTCCCGTGCGTCTTCAATTTGGCCATTCAGGCCGCGCAACTTGTAAAGCCAAGATCTGGCATCCTTTAATTCTTTGGGATTGCTGTAGTCAAAGGTCTTGCCTTTGCTTTCCTTCTCGGCCTCTTCGATCTGATGCTTTAGACCTTCCCATGCGGCAAGGGCTTTAACCTCAAGCTCTTGCACGGGTGGGGCCAGTTGCCCCGCTTCTGATGCTGGTGCTGATGCGGTTGTCGTCATGGGGTGCTCTCGGGTGTGGTGATGGGGCGCCGCACGGGGGCGGCAGGTGCTGAGGTTCCGCTGGTGGGGATGATCCGCCGCCGAGCGGGCTCAGGAGGTGCGCCGGCCGGTGGAGGTGCCACCGGCGCGGGGATGGGCTGGGCAGGCGCTGGGGCGGTGCGTGGCTCGGAAGTGGGCGTGGGCGCCGATGGTGCTTCAACTGCCTTGGGCGGATCCATGCGGGTCAGTCGATACAGCTTGCGCTTGCCCTTGGTCGTGATAAGGCTGATCAGCAGCTCAGCCTGAGGAAGCGGGTAAGCATGACTGATTTGGATCCCGCCGACCTTGGTCGGACCCATTTTGATTTCGGGGTTTCGGAATAATCGCAGCCACTTGCCAGCCCACTGGCGGCGGTCGGTGCCCCAAGCTTCCGCGATGACGCGGCGCATGGAAACGTTGGGCAGGTAGGGCTTGCCGCCATCGCCTTCAAACGAGATAGCAAGCGGGCGTTTTTCGTCCACAATGCGCTCAACCTTGGTGATCTTGATATCTCGATGACCAGTCCTAAGGTCATCGGCGACAAGCTGATTTGTGTCTGGAATCAGCGTGTCGCTCACATCAAAGCTTGAATCTGTCATTGAATGATGTCCTCATCAGTGAAAGATGATTGAATGAGTGGCTCGGTCGGCGGCATGGTTTCCGCCACGGATAGGTAGCGCTCCATCATTTCCTGCAACTGCTCTTCTGCGCGGGCGGCGGCGGCTTCAATGGCCGCGATCATGCCGCTGCATCTGTGTGCCCTGCAGATGTAGAGGGGGAGTCCTGGAGTGTACGAGGCGAAGTCAAGCCAAGACCTGCCAGTAACCAGCAAACCGGTTTGAATTTGAATTTCAAACTCCGAAGGAACTCCGCCGTCCAGAATGTTTTTGACGTGATGCTTCGCTAGGCGAGACTTAATCTCAAGCAAACCATCATCACCCACCACCCCATCAGGGCTGAAACCAATAGTAAAGTCTTCGTAATGCCGCTGAATGAAGCCGCACTCGTTAACGGGGAGGTAATGCTTGGCATACAGATCACGGGCGCAAGGCTCCAGCATGTGGCCTCGCAGCATGTCGTAGCTGCAGTAGGAAGAGTCGCTGGTGCCAGTTATTCTCTCGGCGAGGAGTTGAGCCAGGTAGGCGCGGCTGGTGTCGTTATTCGCCGGCTTCCCTGTTGGGGTGACCAACACCTTCATGGCGCTGGCTGTGATGACCCCTCGGCGGATGGCGTCCCATTCCGGGGTGCCCTGCGTGATGTCCCAGTGATAGGTGGGATCCATGGTTCGTTTTGGTGGGTTTCCGTTTGAACCCGCCAACCTTATCACAGTCCTAGGATTCTATGGCGCCAAGGTTGAGAGTTGTGTCAGGTTGCCCGCTGACAGGATCGCCTCGGCCTCCTCCGCACTGTGCGCCACACCAGCCAGTCCACCAGCGGCGCGAACCTGCCCGATGAAGTTGAGCTGATCCTCGGTTGGTGTATCCAAGTCCTTCACTTCCACCGCAGCGAACACAGCGAGCCGCAGCCCCACCATTTCTGGGATGATCTCAACCGTGTGCCAGCCGATAAGGTCGGAAGTGCCGGGCAGGAGCTTGCCGCCGCTGGAGCCAAGGCCGAAGCTGACGAAACCGCCGTATGGCGTGCGGAGCTTCCCCACGTTGTTGCGCAGAAGCCTTACTTTTCCCCGGTTCAGCTTCGCCTGAATATCCGCCTTTACGTGATCTTCCCTGCTGGGGCGGGAGGGCATGTGGGCGGCGCGGGTTGTTGCATTCTATTGCTCATGCTTTAACAATTCGTGCCCGTGGCGTCCCGCGCCGCCACTGCCGACGCAGCTTCATCTTCATGGCTGCCCATCCCTCAGGTGACTTGTACTGCCGCTGGTATCCCAGCCGCGTCAGCTCCTGCAGCGTCTTGCACGCCCGTTCTTCCTCCTCCCGCTTGCGCCGCTGATCCGCCAGCTCAGCCTTGATCGCCGCACGGGGATCAACCTCAATCAACTGCCCCGCGACGATCTTCGGCCCCCATGGCAGCCGAGTCTCGCGCACATGGCCGCACTCCTGGCAGGCCCCGTTCACCACGTCACAGGAATAGCAGCGCTCGCAGACGGTCACTGCCGGCGCGGGATCCCCCTTCCGCCGCTTCCGGCCGGCGTCCAGGTCCCACAAGTGCATCCTGCGCTGCAGGGGGCTGCCAATTCCAGGGCGGCGCAAGTTGCCCGCGTGATCAAGGATCAACAGGTCCGGCCACTGCGTCGCGATCCTCAGGCCGCGGCCACACATCTGCAGCCAGACCCTCAGGCTCTCCGTGCCTCGCTCACACAGCAACGCGGCTATCTCGCGGATATCCACGCCCGCCAACCACATGTCAGCGCTGGCCACCAGATCCAGCCCGCCGCCCTGCAGCCCTTCGCGGGCCCACCAACGGTCCCTTGGGTTGCTCTGGCCGCTGACCGACATGGCCCGGTAGCCGGCATCCCGCCAGCGCTGGGCCAGGGCCTCGGCAGAGCGGATATCGTGGCAGAAAGCAGCCGTGGGCCGGATGCGCCCGTCCGGCTCGATGCACAGCCGCTGCCAGTGCTCCAGTGAGTCGCCCATGATCTTGGGCCGGCTCATGATCCGCCCGGCCTCTGTCGGGTCCAGGTCACCGCCACGGCGGCGAACCTTCGCCAGATCGGGATCGACGGGGAATGACCACAGCCGCACTGGGGACAGGCGGCCGGCATCCACCAGATCCACGGCGTCCTGGGTGCGGATCAGGTGGTCAAAGCCTCCCTCACGCATGGGGCGGCCGTCGGCGCGAACGGGGGTTCCAGTAAGGCCGAGCACCAGCGGCCGGCCGAAGTGGTCAAGGAGCCGCTGGTAACTGGCGGCTATGGCCAGGTCACACTCATCGATGATGATCAGGTCCGGCCGGGGGAGGGCTTCCAGGCGCCGGACGGCAGTCTTCAGGCTCACCAGGTGAACCGGCAGCTCGTATCTGGTGGGCTGGTCCCTCCAGATCCAGCCGTAGGCGGTGTTCCTCGCGTCCAGTCGGTCGGCGGTGCTCAACAGGAGCTCTTCCAGGTGAGCGAGGAACCACACCCGCTTTCCCTCGGCAACCCTGCGGCGGATGAACTCGGCGGCGGCGTGAGTCTTTCCCCAGCCGGTCACCGCCACCAGGATCGGCGCCCGGAACCCGTCGGCATAGGCCTGCTCGACGTCGGCGAGGGCCCGCAGCTGATCGGGGTAGAGACCGCTCATGCGGCTGACTCACTCCCGCCCTTGGCGCCCTGCTCCAGGTCGGTGGCCACATGCTGAACCGCCAGGCTGTCCAGGCGCAGGGCAGCCCTGAGGACCCTTGCCAGCCCCTGGCGGATGGCAGGGGAGTCACCCAGCTCCAGGGCCCCAACCATCAGCGCGGCGACGGAGGGTAGCTCTGGCATCGGCAGCCGCCCCTCGGCCGTCCAGTGGAAACCGCTCTGCTCCAGCCCATGGGCAATCTCCATCCTGGCGACTGGACCGATGCGACGGCCATGTGTTGCGAAGTGCTCCCGGCCGAGGCGGAGAATGTCGCCGATGGTGTGGATCCCGGCGCGGCGAAGCGCGTTGTAGGTGCGCAGGGAGAGGTTGAGCTGGTCAAGGTCTGACGTGGAGTCGGTGAGTGCCGCCGAGGTGCTGCACAGCAGGGGGTTGTCAGACATATCAGCTCCGTGCGGTGACAATCTGATGGGGCTGATCTTGATATTTCCCCGCCCGGTCGGCGTAGGTCACGTCGCAGGGATCGCCCTCGAAAAACAGTGCTTGCACGATGCCCTCGTTCGCGTAGACACGCGCATCTGCATCGGAACCGTTATACAGTTCAATGGTGAGATGGCCCCGCCACCCGGCTTCCCCTGGCGTCAGGTTGGCGATGATCCCGCACCGGGCGTAGGTGCTCTTGCCAATGAACAGGCAGGTGATGCCGTCAGGGATGATCAGATGGTTGAGGGCGACGCCGAGAGCGTATGTCTTGTGAGGGTGGATAAAATAGCTTTCGCCGGTGTCCGGGTCGTGGTTAAGCTCTAAAGTCTCAAGGCAGCGAGGATCGAACCTTTTGGGATCAACAATCTTGCCAGGAATGTGGCGATAAATCTTAAATTCTTTCGGCGATAATTGCAGGTCGTAGCCGTATGAGCTGCAGCCAGAGGAGATCGCTGGGATCCTCACTCCTGGCGGCATGTGGTTAATCTGCCGCACACATGACGGCTCGAATGGGGAGATCATTCCCATGGCGGCCTGCTGTTTAATCCAGCGATCTGACTTCAGCATGTGCGCGTGATTGAGTGGTGTGAAATGAACCCTAGCATAAGCTTGTGCTAGGGTTTTGTGGCGTTCTGATGTTTATGGAAACAGCCCAACTCAATGTCTGCCTCCCAAGGGAGATCCTTGAATGGATCGATGAACATCCGCCTGTTTCCAAGACCGGACTGGCTTCCCAAAGCGGGAAGCGCACGGCTGTGATTGTCCATCTGGTGAGACAGGCTATGCGGGGGTCAACCCGCCCCAGCGCGAGCAACCAGCACGACTGCCAGGGCAATGGCCCCGGCGAACCCTAGGACGTACTCCCAGCGGATCCGTGGCGGTGGCCGACGACGGCGGAGGTTGCGGCGCTGGCGGGTGGTCAGGTAATACCGGGTCATGGGGTCACCTCCCGGTCCCGTGGATCCACCCAGCGCAGGCCGATCAACCTGAACAGCTCCGGCTCGGTCCTGGCGGGAACAACTGTTCCATCGGCGCGACGGAGTAGGCCGCCATCGGAGTGGAATCCTGCCCTCACCCAGGCAGCGGCGAGAACCCGACGGCTCCACTCGGCCGAGCCGGTGCGGATCGCGCACTGGAGACCGTAGCCGTCGGGATGAACCATGAAAAGATCCAGCTTCATCCCCTCAGGCAAGATCCGTTGGGTGTAGCGGCAGGGCAGCTCTCCGCGCACCTTTTCCCACTGGTTTACGACCGTGGCGAGGCCACTGGCAAACAGTGGTGTGGCGTCGTAAGCCTTGGGCACGCAGACGATCTCGATGTCACCAATCGTTGGGCGCTCGCGGAGGATACTGCCGCGCACGCTGATGACCTCGCAATGTGGCTTCAGCTGCTCCATCACACCAGCGGCGATGTGCTGGGCCTCTTTGAGGGGGATACGGGCGCCGGTGCTCACGGGGTCACCCCCTCTCGCACCATGCGGCCCTCGCGGTCCCAGCACAGACCGTGGCCTGGGCATTGCCGCACGCCGTGGCCCATGTCGCGGCCGGCGGAGAGGGGGATTTGGCGGTGAGGGCAGATGCCACATGCGGCGGTATGGTCTGCGTAGGCATCCTCTAGCTTGCGCTGGAAGCGGAGCTCAGGCCACTCTGCTGGCTCGCTGCGTCTGGCCCTGAGCTTGCGGACGCTTAGATCCGCGTTGATCCATTTTGAGGGGATTAAATAATCAGTGTCGCCATTATAAGGTTTTGATTCTCCTAGGCAAAGCGGTGCGCTTAAAATTCGCTGATCATCGCGAATCTTGGTAACAAAAAACAAACTATGTGTTATAGTCAGAAACCTTGTATCAACATGAATATGCCAAGGGGGAAAGCCGATGTCTTTGTCTTGATGAACTGTTCCGAGTAGCGGGATATGTTTCTGCCTGATACCGTACTCATAGCGCCATCGCTTACCCTCCAGCGTTGCGCATGGCACCCAGTAGGACCGGCCCTCCACCACCTCGGCGGGCGAAGGGTTGGCAGCGAGGAACTCGGCGAACCGGCGCAGTGCCGGGGGCATGGGGTAGATCATGGCTTGTAGGGGCGGCTACAGGCTCCGCCTTCCAAGTAGCTGGCGACATTAAGAAGAATTGAACGCGGGTCGTCAGCCTCCCAGTCTGCCCAATCTTCAAGCTTTCTAATGGCATCAGATAGATTTCTATTGGCTTCAAATGTTCGGCGCACTTGGTCGGCAGTTTCGCGTTGATTTCGCTCTGCGTGGTTGCGTTCGTCGAAGCCGGCGTGCTGGATTGATGCTGTCATGGTTTTTGGCTGGAGATAGGGGGCACGGGGTGGGTTGTCATTGCAACTCTTCAACTATGTGAGCAACCAGCGGGTGCTGCAGGTTGAGTTGTCTCGCCAGCTGCCTGGCCTCGTCAAGGGGCAGTGGCTGACCACGCCCGGCCCTGTCGTTAGTGATAGATATCCAGTGGATAATTCCTTGTTTTTGGGCTTGCGGATCCATAATCCTTTTCCCGGACGGCAGCCATAGGACCGTGCCGCCGTCCGTGAGCAGACAATACACCTACCGTGTGCCCAGCGTGGGCACAGAGTCGCAAACTGAAACATTTGCCTCCTAGGCGTCTGATGTGCCTAATATGGGCACCTCACGCAAGCATCTATGACCCGTCCGAACCGGATCGTCCTGTACCTGCGGCCGGCGCAGGCGGCGTGGCTGCGGGCCTCGGCGGTCATCGCAGGCTACGCCTCCACCAGCGAATGGGCTCGTGCCCTGCTGGAACGCGTCATCTCCGAGGAGCAGGCCCGCGACGCGCCGCCACCCGACCGCAGCCAGGCCCGCCAGGAGCAGGGCTGAGCCATGCGGCCAGCGGATGTCCTGACGGCCGCCTCAGGCAGGTGGCCGGAAATTCTCGTCGCCATTGGCGGCATCAGCTCTGATCAGCTCTGCCACCGGGAGGGCCCCTGCCCGCACTGCTCGGCCGGCGACCCTCAGAGCACCCGGTTTCGGTGGGACTCTGACGCGGGGGACGGCGAGTGGTTCTGCTCCCATTGCGGAGGGAAGGATGGCCAGGGCGGTGGAGGCAATGGCCTCGATCTGCTGGCCCGGCTGCTGGGCCATGGCTGGGGGCGGGGTGCCTTCGCTCCCACGACCGAAAGGGTGGCGGCATGGCTGGGAGGGGACTCCCCTCGATCGGGGCACAGCTCCCCTCGATCGGGGCAGGGCGCGCCGCCGCACCGCACTGAGCGGGCCTGCTTCGATCTGCTGGGCCTTGCGGGGCAACTGGCCGATGGTGAGGGGTTCAGCCCGAACAGAGCCAAGGGCCGGGCCTATTCCAGGCGGTGGCTCCGGTGGTCTGAGGCGGAGGAGAACCGCGACGCCGTGGCACAGGTCCTCACCTGGGAGCGGGCCGCTGAGCTGGAGCGGGTCACTGCGGAGGGGATCATTGATCCGGCCGATGTGCCAGAGCTGGAGCAGCCCCGGACGCCGGGCACCAGCCCTGCCCCCGCCGCGCCTCCCTCGTCGCTGACGCTGGAGCAGGCCGCGACGGAGATCAGAGCGCTCGTCCTGGCGGGCACCTCCCGGCTGGCACTGGAACAGCAGCTGGTGGCCCTGGCCGCCCGGGCAGATGTGCATCCCTCCCAGCTGCGGCCCCTGCTCGGCGCGATCGAGGCGGAGCAGGTGGCTGCAGCGCAGGTCGCCGCAGAGCAGCTGAGGATCTCTGCTGCGGCGGAGCGGTCGGCGGTGGCGGCGCGGATGCTGTCGCTGGAGGAGATTCTGCCGGCGTCACTGGCGGATGCAATTCAGATCAGGACGCAGTATCTCCCGATTGATCCACTGGCGGCGGCGGCGCTGTTCGCCACCACGGCGGCGGGCGTGCTGAAGCTGGGCTCGAAGCTCGTGGCCAGCCGCAGATGCGACTTCAAGGTTCCGCTGAACCTGTTCTCCGCCTTGGTGGGGCGGTCCGGGATCAAGAAAAGCCCCGCCTGGAGCATGCTCGTCAGCGCACCCATGGCGCCGATCGAGGATGATCTGGCGCGCCAGGCCGCTCGCGCTCTGCGCTCCTGGGAGGATGACAACCGGGGGAAGAAGCCGGCGGAACGGACGGAGAAACCAAAGACTGCAAGAGCCCTCTGCAGCGAGTTCACCGGTGAAGCGCTGTCCAAGCAACTGGCAGTGCAGGAGCAGGCAGGCCTTGGCCTGGCCATCGCTCGGGAAGAGATTGATGGCCTTTTCAGCGGGCTCAACCAATACAAGCCAGGGGGGAGGGGATCGGAGGAACAGCAACTGCTGGAGCTGTATGACGGCCGGGGCAGCAGTGCATTGCGGGCCTCCTCCGAGGAGGGGGGCAGGTTTTACTCACGGTCTCAGGTTTCGATCACCGGGACAATTCAGCCACGGGTTCTGCAGGACCTGGTACGGCAGGACAGGGGCTCAGGCCTGTGGGCCAGGTTCTTGTTCCTGCCGGTGCCGGATGTGGTCGTCCGACTCCCTGCGGAGGAGTGCGAGGCCGACGCGCTGGCCATGGAAGCCGCCGCCGCACTGTTGGCGCACACCATCGGCGACCTCTACCGGCTCCCTCCAGTGACACTGGAGCTCTCAGACGAGGCCCGGCGTCAGTTCGTGGAATACGAGTTCCGATGCCAGAACGACGCCCGCCGATCGCTGTTGGACACCCAGTGCGCTGCATGGTCCAAGGCACCCGGCAAGGCGCTCCGCATCGCCGGCGTCCTGCACCTCCTGCACCGCGTCGCGGTCGATGGTGAGCGGTCTGAGCAGGTGAGCGCTCGCGTCCTGCAGGTGGCCCAGAACATGGTGGACTCGCTCACGGAGTGGGCACTGGGCCTCCACGAAGCAGCTGAGGGCGGCCAGGCTGGTGGCGCGTCCGATCTGATGGACCGGATCCACAAGCTCGCGCTCAGGCGCGGGGTGCCGATCGCCTGGGGGGATGTCGTCTCCAGCCTCTCGCCACGGGCCCGGAAGGAGGTTGACGCCGGGGCTGCTGCTGCTGCGGTTGACGCGCTGGTGGCCCTCGGCGTGGGCAGGAGGACGGAGGCGCCGCGGGGCGGGTGGCGGTATGAGGCGACGGGGGATCTGCCGGGGTGACAAAGCGAAAGCCCCTGATCGGCGGTAGCACGCCGGTCAGGGGGAGGAGGGAAAAGACCTTTGGCGGGTCACTGGGTCACCACTTACGGAGAAGCGGTGAATTCATCATACAACGCAAGCGGTCACCCTACGCGACTTCCCACCGGATTCGTACGGGCCTCCAAAGAAAAGCCCCCACCGCTCACAGACGGTGGGGGCCAGGATCCCAAGCACACATGGGAATCATAGGGGGTGCCGGCCCAACCGGCGGAGGAGGCTTATTCAGGCCGCGTTGCTCTCGATTGTTACCCGGTCGTGTGAGCTGTTGCCGGGGGACGGTGTTTTGCAAGGTGTCCGGCCTTGTCGTTATTCTACCCTAGGAGTCGGCGGATGGTGCGGGGGCCGTCGGAATCCACCAGGGTTACAGCTTCACCACCCCGTACCCGTTCGCCTCCAGCAGGCGGATGGCGGCCGTGATCTCGGCGGTTGGCGAGGCCTTCAACCGCCGCGTCGGTGGCGTCCCTGCCAGCTCCTGCGCAAGGCCTCTGTAGAGCCTGGCGTCGGATTCAGCCAGGTCCCGCAGGGTGGCTCTCAGTGTGTCTGCGATTGCGCCCATGGGTGTCTCCCGTGTGGTGTGCGCTGATCCTAGGGGCAGATGGGCACAGGTTGGGCACAGCATTAACAATCGGTTGCAGTCGCGGCGGTTGTGTCAGTTTATTGCGCTGGATGCGGGGCGGGTGCGTTAGTGATCGCTAGGGGTTATTGTTGGGTCATCGGGAGGCGAACACGCCTCTCACGGGGCTCAGACCCCTGGCCCGCCCAGAGCCTGCCAAGTCGTCGGCAATCTGGGCACAACATTCCATTGCACCTTTACTCATGGCCGACGAAGCCGAACAGCGCAGGCAGCGAGGCCCCAGCATCGGCCGGAAGCGCCGCGCACGCAGGGCCAGGGGGCGGGGCGATGACTGACCCCACCCCACGCCCCTGGCGGGTCCTACTCGCCCTGGACGGCCGGTGCGAGACCCTGGAACTGCTCGCTCGCGACCGGGGCCATGCCCTGGCGTCTGCCTGGGAGCTGACGGCGTTAGGACGCGGCGCTGCTGTGGTCCGGTGCCAGCGGGTGGGTGAGTGGTGAGCCCTAGCGGTCGCTAACGCACTGTGACAGATTGTGAACGGTGCCAGTGGGTTGGGTGCATGGCGTCACGGGTGCGTTACAGTGTGGTCATCGGGAGGGAAAGCCTCTCGGATCCCATTGCACATCTGGTTATGACCACCGCCGTTGGAACCCTAAAAGCAAAGACTAAAATAAATTGCGATTGCTGTGGTGTTTCCTTGCCTCGCGTAAAGTCTTTTAAGGTTAGCGCAAAAGATAAAGAATCTGCAAAAGCTGAGGCCAGGAAATTAATTGCTAAGTGGCAAGAAAGTCTTATCGGCCAAAACTGCAGAGTGTGTCAATCCATCATTTCCAGCGTTTGACCCCGCCGCACACCCCGCCGGGGCCTATCCGGCAACCACCTCACCACTCACCACCGCCAACCGCCAGCCATGAACGTCCACACCGCCACCGCCAAGCAGCTTGAGGCAGCCATCAGCCTCAATCGGAAATGGATGCAAAATCACGCCAACGAAGAAGGTACACAGCGATTTCAAAAGACTCTTGAGTTTTCGCAACTGATGTCAGATCAACTACTTTCCCTGCGATTGACCGCCTGACCCCCAAGGCCCGCCGGAGCCTATCCGGCAACCCATCCCACCGCACATCTAGTCATGACCCTCTACGTCGTCTCCGCTGAAGGCCCCCAGCCCACCTGGATTCGCTGGAACACAAACACCAACCTGCCTTGCTTCACCTTTGCCTGCCCCGAAGGTGTCAGCCATGCCGATGCCGAAGCCCTCAAGGCGCGGGCTGACATCTGCTGTGGTGGCACGTTGAGCGTGGCTGAGGCCAGCGACTGACAATCCGCCACACACCCCGCCAGGCGCCCTTCCTGGCGGCATTCACATCAACCACACCAGTCATGAACAGCCACGTAATCATCATCGGCACGCACTGGCCCCCCATAGTCCGCTGCCTCCACTGCGGGCTCTCTCAGCCGCTGCCGAGGCTCGGGACGCACGACGGGCAGGAGGATTTGATGCGCCAGATCAACCGCGAACACAAGGCCTGCAAGCCGCCGCTGGAGCTGCCCTGGCGGCTTGAGAAGAGGCGCAGGGGCCGCGGCAATACTGCGAGGCTGGAGGCCGAAACCAATGACTGATCCCACCACCGCCGCCCGAAGCCGCCGCTACAGGCAGCGCAAGGCCGGTGAGCTGCCCCCTGTCGAGCGGCTCACCTGCAGGCTCTGCCCTCGGATCCACACCGGGGCCAGGGGTGACCTGTGCGCCCGGTGCTGGCAGTGCCACACCCCCGAGGGGCGGAAGGATCAGGCGGATCGCGTGGCGTGGTTCAGGGCCGGGCGGAAGGCATCGCAGACCACCCCTAGGGGTGTGTGACGAATTGTCAACAGGCTGGGTGTGGGGTGGGGTGTGCGTCACGGGTGCGTTACAGTATGTGCATCGGAGGGAAGACCTCCACATCCCACGCACCACTTACTCCCAATGGACACCGAAACCGCCAACCTGCTTACAGCCCTCAAGGCTCTCCGCAACAGCTGCACCAACGACGAGTGGGACAAGCTCACTGAATCCGGCCCCCTCGCTGAATTGATCGACGCCTGCTGTGATCTCGAATATGCAGTGGAGGGGGAGTGAGCACCCCACCGCCCCGGTCACGCCGGGGCTTTTCTATGCCCTGGCGCAATTACAACAGCCTGTAACAGTTGCGCAACGCTAGGACGTAATATGCTCTATGATCTGAACAAGAGGCGGCAAAGACAGCCTCAGCCGGTGCGGCCCTGAGTTGGCCCCGGCACTCACACCCGAACCACACCCTTCACATGAAATCTTTCCTTTCGCTGGTGGCCTTTGCCATCACCTGCGCTGAGCTGGCCTACTGGCTGGGGGGGCAGGCTCCGCCTGACGCTCGACACCCGCAACGATCAGCTGGCCCGCTGGTGGGTCTCTGTGCTGGGGGTGGGGCCGGTGGCTGCCCCTGCGCCAGTGGTTGCACCTGAGGCCCCGGTGGTCGCTCCTGTGGTGGCTCGCACGCCCCTGGTCAGGAAGGCCGCTGCTGCTGCTCCTGGTGGGGAGCCTCGGCCGGCCAGGAGGGCCAGGAAGGGCCGGGCGGTGGAGGTGGTCGCGGCGTGATGCGGGCGGGCATCTGGCGGTCTAGCAATCTGGAGAATGCACTGGCCTCATAAGCCGGGGAAGGCGGGTTCGATCCCCGCGATCGCCATCTGACACCCTGCCGACCCCTAGGAGTGTGTAACAGTTCGTGAACAGTCCGCCTGGTGCCGCCCCTTGCCGTCACGGGTGCGTTACAGTCAGGTCATCGGAGGCGAGAGCTTCCACCACCACCCGCCAAAAATGAACACCATCCAGGAAATCGAAGCTTGTATCGAGCGCCAGCGCACCGCACTGGCAGGCATGGCAAGCGCTGAGGCGCGAATGGGGCAAACCCTGAAACGCGCCAAGCGCCTCTCAGGTGATGCACTGGCAATCCTGCAGGAAGCCGAGGGCTGATCCCCTGGCCCACCGATTCCCCCGCCCCGGTCATGCCGGGGCTTTTTCATGGGCGGCACTGGAGGCACTGAACCGCGCAGAGGCCCCCTGCGGCGCTCCAGTGGCTCCCAGGGGCGCCGTGGTCGCGCTGGTGGCGTCCTGTGGCGCTGTGAAGGGCCGTGGTGAGCTCCGCTGCCCTCCTGGGGCGTGCTGGCCCCTCCAGGGGGCGTGTGGGGCCTCCTCTGGCCCGGTGGGTGGAGATCACCCGCCAGATCACCCGAGACATCCGCCAGCAGATCACTGGCAAGGATCAACTGGCACACATCAACTGGCACACATCAGCGCTGATCAGTGATCAGGGATCAACTGGCACAGATTAACTGGCACACATCGGAGATCGGTGATCAGTGATCGCCAGTGATCTGCTGATCTGGCTCCAGTGGTCCAAAACCCTGTGCTGGCGCGGGTTCTGAGATCTGGCGGGGCTGGAGACGCCAGATGGGAGCACTGACTTCACTGATCGTTTACTGATCGTTTTACTGATCGGTCCCAGATCTCTAAAACGTAGTCATAGTAAGGGTTTATAGATAGATACTTACTGTTTACTGATCTACTGACTGTTTTTCTGCTCCTCTCTCTCGATCTCTCTGTTTTGTATCAGGGGGAACCTTTTATTTTTTTCTCTGTCTGAAGCGATCAGTAAATCAGTAAACCGGGCTGGTCTCACTGAGACTCACTGCGGCGCAACAGTTCTCAGTGATCAGTGGCGATCAGTAAATGATCAGTAAACGATCAGTGGTTGTCAGTAAACATCTGGCATGTCGCTGAGATCGCTTGCGCTGCAACGGTTCTCAGGGATCAGTGATCTGTCAGTGATCTTCGCTAGCCTCAGTCTCATCCAGTGATCAGCAGATGCCGGCGTGGAACCTGGGAGTCGATGGCGCCGAGGTGACGCAGTTGGCGGCGGATCTGGCAGCGGCCATGGGGCAGGCCGAGTGGATCACGGCCCAGGCCATGACCAGGGCCGCCGCGAAGACCAGGCGCACGCTGGCGGGCCGGATCTACCCGCAGGTGGAGGGTGGGCCGAACACCTGGACACGGCGCGGGCTGATTGCGTCGATCGCGAAACCCAATGATCTCCGCGTCTTGGTGGGTTGGCAGTTCGGTGCTGGGCGGTTCGAGGACACGGAGAAGACGCGGGGCCCTGGGGGCACGCCAGCAGGGAGGTACATGACCACGAACGTCAGAGGCGGCACCCGGGGGCAGAAGGCCACAGAGCGGCTCCTGGCGGGTAGGGGCGTGGTACGGGCAGGCACGGGGGCGCTGATCCCGAACGCCAATGACGCCAACCCTCAGGGGAACCTCTCAGGCGCGGCCTGGCGGGCGGTGGCCAAGGGAGTGGCTGCGTCTGGGGCCAAGGGTCTGCTGCCACCTGCTCAGGAGCCTGGCGGGAAGCGCGGGCGGAGGAAGAGGCAGCCTGCGTGGAAGACCGATTACTTTGTTATGAAGACGCGGAATGATCAGATTGTTAATAGATATTCAACGGGCGGGACTAATGCTTTCATTGCTAAGCGTGAGGGGAAGAAAAAGCGGGGCTTTAAGGTAGTTATGTGGATCATTGATAAGCCATCCTATCGGCGTCGGTTTAATGTTGACAAGATTGCCATGCAGGAGTTTGCTAAGGGATTCAAGAAGGAATTTGAGGATGGAGTGGTTAAGGAGATACGCAGGAGGAAGAGGAAGAAAAGCGGGTGAGTTAGATTAGCATTGCTATTAACAATCAATAATTAGTGGCTGTATAGCTGAATAGCTATGCAGAAAAATTTGTTGTGTATTCTAATTAATTTGGGTCCTTTCTACACTTATTGGCCGAGGGTA